CTTTAGTTGCAACTTATAAAGTTATTAGTCCAACTCCTTCGGGCGGAAATGCCGGCAACGGATATGCTGTCGGAGATATTTTAGTTTTAAATAGCAATTCTGCAATTACATTTACTGTTGCTTCTATCACCGGCGGTGGTTCTACAGGTCCGATTGGATCAGTTAATGTAAGAACTAATGGCGGACCGCTAGTATTACCGATTTCGGGTGTCAAAAATGTTACTGCTGTTACAGGATCAGGTACTGGCGCACAATTAACAGTAAAATCGGGCATCTTTGGCATAACTATTATAAATCCAGGCGACGGATATAATACCGTAATTCCAACAATTACTGTAACTGGAAGTACATCTTCTAGTGACGCAACAGTTAAAGCAACCCTAACAGCTGGCACGGCTGATAACATTAAAGGTATCGAAGCATGGTCGTACGATGCCGGTGCAACTGTATATATTCGGTATCTTGGAGAATTCTAATGCATCCATTAGTCGGAAATTTAGCCAATCTTAAAACTTCAGAGCTCGAAAATAAAATTAATGAGCTGTCGAAGAAGTACTTTATGGCACCAGGATACGAACTTCAACATCAAATTTCTTTAGTATTAGAAACGTATAAAGCCGAATTAGCTATAAGACGACAACAAGAATGGGAAAAGATGATGGAAAGTCGTAATAAAGATCTTGACAAACTTATAAACGTCAATTAAAATATAGGCATGCGCCTAGACAAATACAACAATCCTATATACAACTCGCAAGATATTTTCAATCTACTTTATCAAGGTAAGGTAGATTGTCTCACGGACATTACAGTTGACTCTGATAAAGAGATACGTCAACTAGAACACATCTCTAATTTTTTACTCAATGATTTCTTATCAGAAAATATTTCTATCGAAGAATTCGATAGATTAAGTCAAACGAATTGGTTCATGCCTGAAGACTATTATCCAAACTTAATGGAAATGTTATACGGAATGTGCGAAACCGCAGAACAAACTACCCGTGTAAGTGAAGAGCTAGAAGCATTTATAGAACATGGTATGATGGACTTGTTATTTTATCTAAAATATCTAGTTGACATATTACGTAAAAATAATATCGTGTACGGAGTAGGTAGGGGGTCTAGTGTTGCAAGTTATGTATTATATCTCATCGGAGTACATCGCGTGGATAGTCTAAAATATAATTTAGACTGGCGAGAATTCTTGAGATAAGTATTCAATCAAAGGAGAACATTGTATGCCATTAAAGGAACAATCAAGACAAGTATATAAAACAGCAATCAACGGTAAAGAAGTTGACATGCATAAACTTGTCATGCAAAATGAAATGACAGTTGCAGTAGGTAACGTGCGAGTAAACGCAAGGGGTGACGAACTTGGCCCAAATGGACAAGTTATTCGTAGAAGGGAAGAAGTATCAGTAACATCTAATGTCCCAGATCAACGAAGCACTAGACCCGCACCTGTAGTGGAAGAAAAAGTAGAAGTAAAATCAACACCGGCTAAAACTCGTAAAAATGTTGAAGACATGGATCCAGAGGGAAATGAATGAAATTAACAGCAATTCAAGATCACATTCTCGTAACTGAAATGAATTTTGGAGAACGAACTACGTCAAGTGGAATCGTATTAAGAAGTGATAATGGAACAAGTGAAGGAGTTCGGCCACGGTGGGCAAAGATTTATGCTGTGGGACCATTACAAACTCTTGTATCAGTCGGACAATGGATACTTGTAGAACATGGCAGATGGACTCGAGGTGTCGAAATTTCCGAAACCGATGACGAAAATAAAATTGAACTGTTTAGGATCGATCCAAATGGTATTTTAGTAGTGTCAGACGATGAGCCGGCTGATGACATGTTTGGCGAATTTGCAACGCAGACCCGCCCCGGGTTGTCTGATTTTATTATCTAATATAAAAACAGGGATTGACATGCCCTGTTTTTTTCTCTATAATTTACAATACTAACAGGCCAAAGGAGATTGTATGAAAGATTTATGGGTTGACAAATATCGCCCTAAGACAATGGACGGATATGTTCTTAAAGATCCGCAATTAAAAGAAGATATTGACGAATGGATTGCACAAGGTACTATCCCGCATCTTTTACTCAGCGGAAAAGCGGGGGTTGGTAAAACTACATTAGCAAAAATATTGCTAGAAGAAATTGGTGTTCAAGAAGAAGACATCATGTATGCTAACGGTAGTAAAGAAGGTAGGAAAATCGAATGGCTCGATAAGGTCGAAATGTTTTGTTCAACTAGACCGTTCGGTCCATTTAAAGTTGTATTTGTTGACGAAGCAGATTACATGAATCAGCAGTCTGTACAACCTGCGTTACGATATCTAATGGAAGACTATTCTCATAGTGTTAGATTTGTAATGACGTGTAACTATCCGCATCGAATTTTGCCTCCATTGCACAGTCGATTTCAATCAGTGCATATAGACAGAACTGACGAAGTTGAATTCACAGCTCGGGTTGCAACGATTCTTGTTAACGAAAACGTTGAATTTGATTTAGATACGCTCGATGCTTATGTAAAAGCGGTATACCCCGACTTAAGAAAGTGCATTAATAATTTGCAATTAAATAGTCAATCAGGGATATTGCGTAAGTTAGATGCAATCGATTCTAGTACTGACTATAGAACCGAAATGGTCGAATTGTTTAAGGCTGGTAAAATTTCAGAAGCTCGTAAATTAATTTGTAGTCAAGCCGATCCCGAAGAAATGGGAGAAATCTTTCGTTGGCTGTATGACCATGTTGATATTTTTGGCGACGAGACTATTCAAGATAAAGCAATTCTTATTATTAAACAAGGACTTGTAGACCACGCATTGGTAATCGATCCAGAAATTAACCTTGCAGCAACTTTAATTAGATTAGCACACTTGAATCCATGAAAAAAATATTAATTATGGGATTGCCCGGTGCTGGTAAGACTACCTTAGCACAAGAATTAGTTAATATCTTAACCCGAGCAACCTATTCGGTACACTGGCTCAACGCCGATAACATTCGAAGAGAATACAATGATTGGGATTTTACTGAAGCCGGAAGAATTCGTCAAAGCGAACGTATGCGAGATTTAGCAAATGTTCGCACAGAAGACTTTGTCATTTGTGATTTTGTTGCACCATTGCCAGTAATGCGTGATAATTTTGATCCTAGATATATAGTTTGGGTTGATACAATTACAGAAGGAAGATTTGAAGACACAAATAAGATGTTTGTTTTTCCGGATAAAGTTGACGTACATGTGAATTCAAAAAATGCAAAATACTGGGCAACTATTGTTTTTAATCACGTAGTATGAAACAGAAATTTAAAGAAGCCTATATGAAAACCGCAGAAATATTTGCGGAACTGAGTTATGCCGAACGATTACATGTTGGTGCAATTATTGTAAAAGATGATCGTATTATTTCAATCGGATATAATGGAATGCCAGCCGGTTGGAATAATAATTGCGAACATAAAGTTTATATGAGCTGTGATGCAGGCGGATGGTTAGACGTAGAAGATATCGAACACCGATGGCCGTTTGAAGATACACGCGGTCGTTATAATTTAAAATCAAATCCAGAGGTCCTTCATGCGGAATCGAACGCGATTGCGAAATTGGCTAAGAGCACTGAATCAGGTTCTAACGCTACTATGTTTATTACTCACAGCCCATGTCTTGATTGTGCCAAACTTATATACCAGTCTGGTATTACCGGTGTTATCTATCGTAACTCTTATCGGAGTGATGATGGAATTGTATTTCTCAACAACTCAGGTGTAAAGGTAGAACAACTCGAGAAATAATATATGTCACAACCTAGAAAATTTAAAAAAGAAGTTGCAAAATGGGATGATCCGAAAAAACGATTCTTAAGTCATAATCTTAGACGTGCAAAGAATAGAAAAGATGGTAAAGTATTTGAAATCGACGTAGAATACCTATTTCGTCTAGGTCAACAACAAGGTTGGAAATGTGTATTCACAGGAGAACCTCTTGAATTTGATCGTGGAGGATATCACAGCGGAAAACGATGGTGGAATCCACGAAGTTGTTCAATCGATCGAATCGATAGTACTAAAGATTACATACCGGGAAATGTACAATTAGTATGGTGTGTTGTTAATCAGATGAAAGCCGACATGGACGAAGAATTATTCCATGAATTTATTCAAAAGATTTATAATCAAAAAAAGGGCCCTTAGGGCCCTTTCTTGTTTAGTCTCCGTAAATTGCGAGAACCTCCTTTACTGCATCATGTCTTTCAATATCTCGCGCGTCAAATTGGACTAAATCAATATGTCTTAATCCTGTATTCTCTGCGAGTAGGGTACAGAAGTTAATCAAACCGTTATCATTTAAACGGTCTGCTTGGGCCAAATCGCCGGTTACAACCATTTTGCTATTTTCACCTAACCGTGTTAATAACATTTTCATTTGGTTGATAGTTGCATTTTGCATTTCGTCCGCAACAATATAAGAATTCTTAAATGTACGTCCGCGCATATATGCAAGTGGACTGATTTCAATAACCCCTTCTTCTAACATCTTATCGATGTCTTTCTTTTGATAATATTCTGCAAATACATCAAATATAGGTCTTGTCCACGGCGCCATCTTTTCATTAAGGGTACCTGGTAAGAATCCTAAATCTTCATCTACAGAAACGGCGGGTCGTGTAACTACAATTTTATCGATCTTGCCTTCCTGGAATAACTTAATTCCGTATAAAACTGCCAACATTGTTTTACCTGTTCCTGCTGGTCCGATTGCAAATAGAATACTTTTGTCATCATCTTTTAATTTATTGACATATTCTTTTTGATTATTTCCTCTCGGAACTAGGGAAACGCGAGACTTCTTTGGTGGAAGGTATGTTTGATGAAAATCGATTACTTGAACGTCTGATGTGAAACGCTTCTTCACTCTTTTACTCATGTAGTTAAATCTCCTACTCTAATAGTAAAGTAGGACATGTAGTGACCGCCCGATAACTACAGAGGTCCTACAATTTATTTAATCGTTTAAAATAAAAGAAAACTGCTACGTTATCATTTTAACCCAGCTAAATAAGTATAGTTAAACTGGAAGTTACTATGTACGATGTATTAGATCTTATTAAAAATATTGACGATATCTACGAAAATAATACAAGTCTTGCAATCCTAAAAGATTTTGAACGAGTATTAGACGAAATGGATATGTATGCTTACGAACACTGGATCGATGGAGAATTGGCATACGGGCCGCAAGTTGATCGACACTGGATCACAGCAGGATTTATGTGGCCAAAAACTAAGATGCCAAACCCGGAAGCAGCACGAAGACTGATGGAATTGGGATGTAAAGTAAAATATCAAAAGAGCCATCTTATCGAACCAAGAAGAATTCGTACACCTGAAGATTTTCGTCCAGGGACAAAAAAAGGTAAGTTAGACCATAAACCAATTTGGATTGTCGAAATTCAAATGCCTAAGAAGATCGCGTTTGACATATATCGTGGGTACATGGACAAGTTAAAGGGTGAAAAACTAGAAGGAGTTGCACCGAAGGAAGCGGCGCCGCCTGTAATGCCAGCTCAAATGGCTCCGGGCGGGGCTCCGGGCGGAGCTCCGGGAATGGCTCCGGGCGGAGCCCCTCAACCAATGGCAGCAGGTGCTGCATCAACACCGGCAATTTAAAATGATTATCGAAAGTTTAAGAGCAAATGACCTAAGACATTTTGTAAGAAAAGTTTTTGAAATCGATTCTTATAAAAGTAAAATTGGGGACGAAGACGATATTATCACAGTAAGTTTTACTGTAACACAAGAAGAACCAGCAAAAGATCTTGAACATTTCATCGAAATGGGGTACGATTATGTACTCGACGCCGATGTTAGTCCAGGAGAAACTGACGATGGCACATATAAAGTGTATTTCGAAATCGAAAGAACGCGACATGCTGCAAAACAAATCCGCGAAATATTAAACGGTATGGAAAAAATTACCGGGATTGACGATTTTCGTTTTAGATATTTTAAAAGTTTTAAAAGTGTTGACGCATCGACCGAAAATCTCGAAGCAGCAATTCCAACTAATTCCGAAGGGTACAGGCTAGCAGCTGAGAAACATAGCATAAATAGCTATAGTAATTTCTTTGTTAATAGCTCATCCGACAATATTAGTGTTGCAAATGAATCTATTACATTTAAACGCTTGTATGCAGATCCGTTAACATTTGAAATTATTAGTAGCGGGCCAAAACGCGAAGTATATGATACACTTCGCGGACCAATTATGTTAGAACACAAGGATATTGCCGAAGTGTTATATCTAACTAAGTCAATCGGTAATTATAATATTACTAAAATAGGCAACGCTTTTGTATTCGAAAATAACGGCTGGGCCGTAGCATTGGAGAAAAAATAATGAGCGAAGGTTTTAAGTTTAACTTTACAAAAGAAAAATTAGCAAAGATTATTCCAGGTAATCCATATCTCGATAATTGGTATGAGGCACTTTCTAATATTCTTCCTAATTATGAAATTAATACTGCACCTCGAGTTGCTGCATTCTTAGCACAATGCGCACACGAATCGGGCGGTTTTAAGGCATTGAAAGAAAATCTAAATTATCGTGCGGTAACATTAAGAAAAGTATTTCCTAAGTATTTCCCAACTGATGCATTAGCAGCACAATATGCAGGACAACCTGAAAAGATTGCAAACAAAGTTTATGCTAATCGTATGGGAAATGGCGACGAAGCAAGTGGCGACGGGTTCCGTTATTGTGGTCGTGGCTTAATTCAATTAACTGGTAAAGAAAACTATTCTTGGTTTGCAGCAAGTATGGGGGTCGAAGTAGAAGATGTTGCAGAATATCTTTCCACATTCGAAGGCGCTGTTCAATCAGCTTGTTGGTTCTGGGAATCAAATAATCTTAACCAATATGCAGATAGCGGCGATGTACTTACAATGACTAAGAGAATTAATGGTGGTACTATCGGTCTTGAAGATCGTAAGAAACACTATGCTCATGCAGTCCACGTATTACAAGGATAAAAATGTTTTTAATACAATTCTTTGCTAGCAATTATCTATATTTGATAGTTGATGCAATATTATTAGCAGGCATTGCAGGATTCGTCGTTGCATATTTCTGCTTTTTTATTCCTATCCTAATACCGTACAGACCTACCATTAAACTTGTTTCAGTGGTGTTATTAATCGCCGGTTCATACTATAAAGGGTTGTTGCACACCGAAGAGGAATGGCAACAACGAATTGCTAGTGTTCAAGCGCAATTAAAAATCGCCGAAGAAAAATCTAAACAAGAAACTGTTAGAATCGAAACACAGGTAATAGAAAGGGTTAAAGTAGTAAAGGAAAAGGTCCATGAAAACAAAAAGGCAATCGAAAAACATAAAGCCGTTATTAATGCTGAGTGCAAGTTACCTGATGTTGCAAGGATGCTCTACAACCGTTCCGTTGTACATGAAATTCCCGGAAGCCCCACCAGTACTAATGCAACCGGCTCCGGAGTTAAAACCTCTAGATCAAAATGATAAGGATCTTAGCGATTTGCTTCAAAATGCTAACGATAATTATGGGAAGTATCATGAGCTTTCTATAAAATATCAAGCATGGCAAGAATGGTATAAAGTACAACATGATATTTTTGAGGATATAAAATGAGATTTTTAATGCTTATGTTATTACTTCCTCTTTCAGGATGTGCAGTAGTAGATGCTTACTTCATGGCTAAATTTGATTCGAACGAATATCAATTAATCAATCAAATCAAATCGGCTGCTGAAGCAAATGTTCAAAACTGTAACGATAGAGAGAAGATGAATCATGTGACAGAATACTTGTTTGTTAAGGGAACAGAGTTTAAAAATTATACAGCTCAAATTCCACATAACGAAAAAGCAACTGTTCTTTCATCTGAAATCTATAAGGAGTTAATTGGATTGCATAATAGATATGCTGATCCTAAAAAGATTAGTGAAACGTATTGTAAGACGAAACTTTCTACTATAGAAGAATCGGCAAATACAATTCAAGAAGTTATAGGAGATAAACCTCGATGAGTACAACTAACGATATCTTATATGGATTGAGCGCATACGAAAATGCATCCGATCCAAAATTACAAAGCATTGCCCGTAATGCAAAGTCTTTAACAGAAAATTTTGCAAACGGCAGTTTAAGTGCGGATGAATACGGCGAACTTCTTCAAGATTTAGAAACACAAACAAGAATCGTAGAAGGTGCGTCCGATTTAGCAGAACAAAAACAATTAAATACAATAGTAAACGCAGCAATTACTTTAGCGGCAATTGCAGCAAAAGCAATATAATAACATAAGGAGCGAATTATGGCAGATCAAAACAGTACAATTACAGACAAGTGGCGTCCTATGATGGGATGGACTTACATGGCAACATGTTTGTTCGATTTTATCATTGGTCCAGTAACTTACAATGTTTTACAATTTTTAAACCCGGGACAACACGTTGATATGTGGCAAGCAATCACATTACAAGGCGGCGGATTATATCACTTATCAATGGGTGCAGTATTAGGCATTTCAGCATATGGTCGTACACAAGAGAAGATTAACGGTGCAGCAACACCAACTCCTCCTGCGGCGCCAGCAGCACCGATTGCGCCTGCTCCGGTAGCACCTGCGCCAGTGTATGCACAACCTGCTCCGGTAGCACCAGCACCAGTATATGCACAACCAGCACCAGTAGCACCAGTTGCACCTGCTCCAGTTGTTAGCACAGCGTTTGGTCCAGGTCCTGCACCACAAGTTGACGAACCACTATAGGAGTAATTATGAAACATTTATTAGCAATCTTTTTAACCGGATTCTTAACAGTAAGCGTAGCAAGCGCATGTGAACATGACAAGGCACCGGCAAAGGCAGAAGCATCTAAGGAAGCAGCAAAAGAAGCACCAAAGGCAGCTGAAGACTTTAAGGAAGGCGAAGTTAAGAAAGTTTGTGTTGTAATCAATGGCAAAGAAAAATGCAAGAACATGAAGATGCATCACAAGTTTGAAGGCACTAAAGTACCTGCAAAGAAGTAAGACAATCAAAGATTTGACAGGTCAAGGTTAATGTAGTATAATTATACTATATTACTTGACCTGTTTTTTTGAGTAGAGGGCCAATATGCAGAATTACTATGAAACACTCGGAGTTAGCGAAAATGCTTCTCCTGACGAAATTAAAAAGGCTTATAGAAGTCTTGCTATGAAACATCACCCGGATAGAGGCGGTGATCAAACTAAATTTAAAGACATTTCAGCGGCATACGATACATTAAACGATCCGCAAAAGAAAGCCGAATACGACCAGCTGCGGATGGGCGGACCGCAAATGCACTTTGGAGGCGGAAGTCCGTTTGGTGCTCACTTCCATGACATTTTTGGAAACGGGGGTCCATTTAGTGCCCACTTCCACGATGTGTTCGGGAGACAGCATCCTCATATGCAACGAAATCGAGATTTGAACATTCAATGCCAAATAACACTTCTTGAATCATATCAGGGAAAACAATTAGAAGCGGCATACAACCTTCCTAGCGGTAAGCCACAGACTGTAGTAATTAATGTACCTGCCGGTGTTGAAAATGGAGCAACTATACGCTACCAAGGGCTCGGAGACGATTCTAATCCTGCTGCACCTCGAGGAAATCTAAATGTTACAATATTAGTAGCACCTGATAATCGATTTACTAGACACGGAGACGACCTGTATACTACACTTGATATCAACCCAATCGAAGCCATGATCGGGTGTAAAAAGAAACTGCAATTAATTACTGGACAAAAAATGGAATTGGATGTTCGTGCAGGAGTTGAAACCGGAACTGAATTCGCAAGTCAAGGTAAAGGATTTACTAATCCCCATACTGGGCACAAAGGACGGTTTGTGATCATCATTAATATTAAAACTCCGGCAATCACCAATCCGGCAATTGTATCAAAACTACGACATATTAACAAGGAGATCACTGGATCTGATTGACTACACCCATTACATATGCTATTATCAAACATCATAAACATTTTTAGAGGAAAACATAATGGTTGAACCAAGTGATAACCTACAGGCAGTTTTTGAACGAGCTGTCGAAACTGCTAAGAAATTGCATCACGAATATCTCACTGTTGAACATATTTTATATGCTATGCTCGAAGAAGATGCATTTTCTAAATGTATCGCAGGGTATGGAGCGAATCCCACTAACTTTAAAAGTAATATTTCAGATTACTTAACTACTAAGTGTAAAGATATCACTACACAAGAAGTTGTCGTAAAACCAAAGAAGACACAAACTGTAGAACGTGTTCTTAATCGAGCATTTACGCAAGTGCTGTTTAATGGTCGTCAAAAAATTGAACCTACCGATGTTTTCCTCGCAATGTTGAGTGAAAAGAAGTCATGGGCATTCTATTACACACAACAGGCAGAAATCGATAAAGACAAGTTTGCCGATTATCTTAACAATTCAGTCGACGAAGAGGAAGAAATGGATCAACCAGATACAGGAAGTAATAAAGCACTAAATGCGTATACCACAAATCTTAACGAACAAGTTAATAAGGGTAAAGTTGATCCCGTTATCGGTCGAGTTGACGAACTTGAAAATATTGCACTTGCACTTGGACGCCGCAGTAAAAACAACGTAATTCTTGTAGGCGATCCTGGAGTAGGTAAGACTGCTATTGCTGAGGGGCTTGCATATAATATTGTTAAAGGCGCAGTCCCGGCATTCCTTAAAGATTACACCGTTTATAACCTCGACATTAGCGCAATGCTTGCAGGTAGTAAATACCGAGGCGATTTTGAAGAAAGGTTTAAACAAGTACTCAAGGCACTACAAAAGAAAGGGCAAGCAGTATTGTTCATCGACGAAGCACACATGATGAACGGTGCAGGTTCAGGAGGTAATAGTGCAAACGACCTTGCTAATATGATGAAACCTGCACTTAGTAAGGGAAACATCAAGGTTATTGCATCTACTACCTGGGAAGAATATCGCAAACATTTCGAAAAGGACCGTGCGTTAATGCGTCGATTCCAACGTATTACTATCGACGAACCTACACAAGAAGTAACATTGCAGATTCTTAAAGGCATTAAAAAGTATTATGAACAACATCACAATGTTAAAATCAAGGATGATGCACTCCAGGCTGCAATTAAGTTGTCAGTTAAATATCAGGCAGATAAGAAACTTCCAGATAAGGCAATCGATCTTATTGACTGTGCATGTTCTCGATTCCATCTAAAGATTGCCGAAGATAGAGTCATCGGTGAACACGAAATTCAGTTCGAACTTAGCAAGATGGTAAATCTTCCTGAAGAGCAAGTAATGGAAACCGAAAGTGTGTGCTTGTCAAAATTGCAACAAGGGCTCGAAGCCGATGTTTACGGTCAGGATCTTGCAATCGAAGAAGTTGTTGACAAGATTATTGTTGCACAGGCAGGACTTAAATCCGAAAACAAGCCAGTTGGATCATTTGTATTCATGGGCCCAACTGGCTGCGGTAAAACTGAGACTGCAAAATCACTTGCAAAGCACCTTGGGGTAAAACTAATTCGCTTTGATATGAGCGAATACCAGGAACAGCATAGTGTTAGTAAGTTGATCGGTAGTCCACCGGGGTATGTAGGCTTTGAAGAGAATGCAGGGCAACTTATTACACAGATTCAAGAACACCCAAATGCTGTGCTATTGCTCGATGAAGTTGAAAAAGCGCACCCAGATGTTACAACTGTTCTGTTGCAGTTAATGGATAATGGATTTGTAACCGGATCTAATGGTAAGAAAGCCGATTGTCGAAATGTTATCCTTATTCTTACTACAAATGCAGGTGCGCAGGCTGCTGAAAAAAATGCAATCGGATTTGGAACACAACAAAAAGATTACAGTGACGGTGATCTTAAGAAGTTCTTCACTCCGGAGTTTCGCAATAGACTCGATGGCATCGTAACATTTAATAGACTCGATAAAACTACTTCTATTAAAATTGTTCATAAGTTTATCGACGAATTACAAGGAATGATTAAGGAGAAGGGCATTAAGATTAAGATCAATAAGGAAGCAGTTAATTGGCTTATCGAAAAAGGGTTTGATGACAAAATGGGTGCAAGGCCGTTACAACGAGTCATTGACAAAGAAATTAAAAGAGATCTTGCTAAAATGATGTTGTTTGGTGATCTTAAGAACGGCGGTCAAGTATCAATCACAATCGTAGATGATGCAATTACTCTTGTTGCAAAGCCAAAGGTATCTAAGATCCCGTTGCTTACTACTGAGATTGTAAATGATCCAGTATAAGGAAATGAAGAAATTGTACTTGGGCAAATACCAGCATAAAATTATGCTGGTGGTCCAAGGGGCTCATTACCTTCGAGGAGGAAATTTAGATAACTCAGTTGATCGAATAATTTCTAGTAGAGATGATTACGATTACTATGGTACTAAGAACCGGGCAACTCGACCACAAGATTACGAGCTGTTACTAAACATAATTGACACACTACGTGGTATCGAAGATTTTACCGTTCGAGTAGAGAAATGTTATCTTTCTATATATGTTAACAAACCTAACCACATTGGTTGGCTTAAGAAGGTAGGCGGAAATGCCGTACGAGAAATTCATTTTCCAAAAGTAGAATTAACAGTAGGATCAGTTGTATCAACCTTGCCGTATGATTACAAAGTTCATGCTCAAATCAATCGTAATACCGATTACGAAGGATTTATTAACTGGGCACAAGATAACACAAATTTACGTGTTCCGCCGAGATCACTTCGGACGCTACAGCACATGAATTATTCTCAACATATTTACTTTTATGTAACCGGCGAAAAAAACTTAACTATGGCAAAGATACATCTCGGAGCCGGTGTTAAGCAAGTTGAAAAAATAATCAATCCATAATTTAATCTTGATATTGCGGATAAATAACATATCCGCAATTTTTCTTGCGACTGTAATATCAAGGTTTTAAATTATGCGCATACAAGATTTGTTTGAAAATAAAATAGACGGTTTTATCGAATATAAGAATGGCAAACCGGAATTAAAATTCGATTTAGCCGAAGATTTAGTATACTTCATGCACAACGACGACGAAAGTTATCGTAGACATGTATATCCAGTCATCGCAATGTGTTTGAAGAAAAATCAAAAGAATGAAACATTTAGTCCGGAAATTTTTCGAAAAGCAACTTTAGAATGCTATAAGAATTACTTAACGCAATTTCCAATCCGAGAACTTCCTGAAGAGTTAGACGAAAAGTTAACCAAAAAAGTTTGTGAAAAATTACACGAAGAGTTTAATGAACACATTCGCGACGACAAATATAACTAAGGAATCATTATGAAAATTCACGAAATTATTTTAGAAAGTGATACCCCGGCAAATCCTAACAAAATGCCAAAAGATCAAGTTGCAGCATTTAAAGGTGCCATTAGTATGCCCGGTATTAGTATGAACAAATCGAACGGTAGTTCATATCTACAGTACCGTTTCGGGCTTGCGTTAGCCGGTGCACCAGAATATCCAACACAAGCAGCAGGTGCATTTGCAGGTGATCCATTATTATCCACTTATACTGATGAAGAATTAGAAATGATTAATTCTGCTTCTAAAATGGTCGGAGCGGGCCCTGTTAAAAAATTAGGTAGCAATCGAAGCACTGAATTAGATAACACTAATAAAACATCACCAGTTGCAAAAATTAAAAAGAACAAATACGGTATCTAATGAAACAGTATCGAATCACATCGCAAAATATCCCAACAACTTCCAACGAAGATTGTTATATTGCACCTGACGATCCTGTCCACGAACTAATTGCTGTTCAAGTAATGGATGGGTTGGGCGCACAAGTAAGATTAGACGAATACAGATCAAAAAATGCTTTTCCTAAAATAGAATGTGATAAAGGACGATACCAACGAGAAAATAATGTACAACCAGGAACTCCGGCATGGTTTGAATTATGGTACGGCGATAAGAGATAATAATGCTACTAAGAGAATTATTTAATAATCTATCACTAAAACTATACGAAGGAGGAAATCTTCACATCGGTCAACATGCAGCAGATGAGATCGATCTCAAAGTACATAATCGTACTTATATGGTGGGAATTTTAGATAAATTATTACATAATATAAATCAATCGTTTAGTGCGCAGTATAAACAGCCACTATGGTCTCCGCAGTTATTGCAAAGTAGACAATTCCTTGGTGGTAGTTCATTATCATTTTTTAATTTACCAGAAATTTCAGATGAAGTATACCTAGCCAAAAAACCAAAAGTAGGTGACATTGATACACAATGCAACAAACAACTAGAACCGCAAATTAATGAATTCTTAACCAATTTAGTAAACAAAAGAATTGGCAATTCTACGTTCTTAGGATTTAGCAAAGGTAACGAACAATATAATGCGTTATTTCAATTAGACGAACCACCTGTCAAAATTCAAATTGATTTTGAATTTGGCCGATACGATCCGGAAACTAACGAACCTGATGCATGGTACAAGTTTAGTCATAGTTCAGAATGGGAGGATATCAATGCTGGAATTAAAGGTGTATTCCACAAATATATCTATCAAGCATTATCAAGTGTTTCTAAAACTGAAGTATATTTTGCTAAACTCGAAGGTAGAGGTGCAAAAAGAGGATATGTCATTGGCGACGAACCTATTCGAATGAATAAATTATCGTTTGCTGTTTCGAGTTCACAAGGTGGAGGAGTTAGTACAAAACTTGCTCCGTATCCCGATCCGTCTACTGGGCAACCGATGTATAAGAATGGCATCCCTGTAATGATCGAGGTGCCATCAAAAGAAAGAAATTATATTCAAGATCTTTCTCAACAGTTTGTATTATTCTTCGGTCATCAACCAACTGTCCAAGATTTACAATTACAGAAATCATTTGTCGGCACCATGCAATTAATGAATAAGTATCTATCACCGGAGACTAAAGAAGTTGTTGCAAAGTCATTTATCGGTGCATGTTTTAGAGCCGGTGTTCAAATGATTACACGAGACGATCCAAAAAGAGATGCAAAAATTAAATTTGTCGCAGTTGATCGTATGCTGACTGATCTTAAATTACCTCAGTTACGTGACTATGCTGAAGAAAAGGCCATACAATACGAAGAAGATTATCACGAATTGGAGGCATACAAAAAAGCAAATCCAACTGATAAACAACCGCGAGCATCATTAAAAAAATTAAAAGCACAACAAGGTCAGACTGACCCTGGAGAATCAGATGAAGATTAACGAATTATTAGGCGAAACTGCTACCGCAGGTGCAACTATGTCTGCAAATATCGGCACAGTTGATGCACCACAATTAAGTCCAGGCAAAGCACGTGGTAAAAAATCATACATCGGCAGTCCTGGAAAAAGTGGAACTAAAGCACCGCCACAACCAAAAGTTGTACAACCAAAAACATCAGCAGGAACCGCGAGCAATGCATTAGATATGAAGTCTAATATATTCGGTGCGCCGCTAAAACGATAAATATACTATAAGACCGGAGTTCACTCATGAGCAAGAAACAAATTAACGAATTCGACATCCATGCAGGTTTAGAGACACCACCGTCTCATCCACATGTCGAACCAACACAAGATTTTATTCCACAAGGCGAAGAAGATCACGAAGGCGCAATGGCTAGAGCAGATCTTTATAAGATGGCTAACTATGCAGTAAAATTATTCAAGAAATTAGATGATAATGCACAACTAGAAGGTTGGGTACAAGCAAAGATTACTAAGGCTGCTGATTATATTGCATCAGTTTATCACTATCTCGAATACGAAATGAAATTTAGCGAATATGGCAAGCAATTAGAAAATTCTGACATGTTCAACGAAAGTGAAAAAGAAGAACTTAAACTAAAGTTGAGCGAAGCGAGAGAGAAGATTGCACAGTTAAAGATTGCACAACTTCAAAAATTAGAAGAAGGCAAGAAGAGTCCTAAGGCTAAGAAAGATTGGGATAAGGACGGTAAGATCGAATCTGAAAAGGACGAAGTTATCGGAAGTCGTCGTAAAGCAGCCGGATTAGACGAATCATGGGACGATGATGACGAAGATGCAGATGTTAAAAGAGCAGACGACGAATTAAGAAAGCGTAAAGTTAAATTACCAAAGACTAAGGCTGATCCAGATAAGGATATGAGCAAGTTGGCAAAGAAATCTAAGAAAGAAGATGACTTAGATGAAACTTACGGTCAAGGCATTTACGAAGGATGGGACGACGATGACGACGAAGATCCAGATGTAAAGCGAGCTGATTCGGAATTAAAGAAGCGCGGTGTTAAGTTACCTAAGGTAAAGCACAAAGAAGTTCCAGTTAAGAAAACTGCTAAGGACAAGGAAGAAGAATTAGATGAAGGTTCTGGTCCTTATCAATTAAGCGATCCTAAGCATCCTAAATTCAAATCAAATTACGAAAAGTTTAAGAAATCAAATCCAGATAAGAAGTTAGCCGATTTTGTTGCTGCTATGAAAAAGAAGGATAAGGCTGGATTAGATGAATCATGGGACGATGATGACGAAGACGATGATGTTAAAAGAGCTGATTCTGAATTAAAGAAGCGCGGTGTTAAGTTACCTAAGGTAAAGCACAAAGAAGTTCCAGTTAAGAAGACTGCTAAGGACAAGGAAGAAGAAAAACTCGACGAAATTTCTCAAAAAACAGCAGTGGGTTATGTCAAGAAAGTAGCAGACAATGCTGAATCTAACAAAGACACATTTACTCCTAAACGTCTTAAAGGTGTAATAACTGCGGGCAATAAAGTTATGGGAAAGCCTCATGCTAAAGTTCCAGCAACTAACGAAGGTAAGAAACCAGACTTCTTAGACTTAGACAAGGACGGTAACAAGAAAGAGCCAATGAAGAAGGCTGCTAAGGAAAAGACATCTAAGAAAGAATGTATGAAAGAGTCAGTTGAACTCGATCGTATGAAAGAGTTCTTAAAACGTCTAAACGGATAATATAATGGACATGAAGAAAATTCTACAGGCACTTGATAATACAGCATCAAAGCCTGTAGAAGGTGCTAATGATATTAAAAAATCGTTGCAAATTTTAGAAGAGGGGGCTAATCCGCATAAGGTTAGCCTTCCTGTTCAAATGGCTATGCAACATTATCAAGCACCAGTTGTGGAATCTAAACCAAAGAAAGGTTCGATTCTTAAAAAATATTTTGCAGAAGCTGAACAAGAAGTAGAAGCAGCTCGAGAACAAGAACAGTTAAGAATTCAAATGTATTCTCGTAAGATTGCACAAAAAGTCTTAGGCGAAAGCAAAGTTAGTGAAGCACCAATTGCATATAACAAAGACGAACCTATGAATCCTTTAATTCATAGCCACAAAGGTGTAAATCAATCTACATTAAAGGGACGTATTATGCGAGCTCGTTCACAAATAAAAGAACTTGCTGACTACGCGCAATACGATGATTTAAACATGTGGAAAACAATTGTAAACCATTGGCCAGAAGTATCTATGAATATTGATCAAATCGACCATGGAATACAAGAATTATCTTCGTTACGTAAAAAAGGCGGGATTAAAAGTCGCGGTATCGATCCAACATTAGAAGATGAATTAGTTAATCCAGAAGATGCTGTAAAAATGGACATCCCATTATTAATTCGTCTTTTAGAATATGCTCGTGAAGATGCTAAAACAGACATGGATCTACATAATGTTGCTGAAATGCTTATTAATTTAAGTAAAGACGGCGATACTTTATCAATGGATCAATACGACCAAATTGTAGGCGATCAAAAATTATTACCTAGCCCAACTGACGAAGGACGAAATCCTTGTTGGAAAGGTTATAGACAGCTCGGAACTAAAGCAAAAGGCGGTTACAGAGTGCCTAATTGTGTTCCAGAAAAGAAAAAGAGATTTAGATAAAATGACACTAGAACACTCTATCAGACAAGAATTAGTCGAAAGTTTCGGATATCAATTAGACG